GTTTGGGCGTCATGAGCTATGTATTTGAGCGTTTCCTGCGCGTTTGACGTGGCAACAGGGAGGAAACATGGCGCTTACACACAGGGCGATGGCCAAGGCCATCGGCATTACTCCAGGCCAAGTTTGCAAACTGGCCAAGAAGGGAATGCCGTTGGACTCGGCCGAGGCCGCCGCGGCTTGGCGTCAGCGTCACATCGGGTCCAGCGCCACCAGATCCGCAGCTAGTGCTCCGGCTGCTGCGGCTGAAGACAGTGAAGCCAAGCACGTCGAGGAGCTGGCCGACCTTCCCTTTGAACAGATCACCAATACCGACAACTGCCGGGACGCATTGCAGGAGAGCAGGGACGCCAGACGTTTTGCGTGGAAGAAGGTTAAGGATCTCGACATGGGCGGCCAGCTCGAGGACAGCCGCAAATGGTTGCAGACTCACCAGCAGATGCTGCTTCGGCAGGGTAACCTTGAAGAACAGTTCCGAAACCTGATTGAGCGAGACGGCGAGACAATCTCCTACCGTGACGCTGAGGCCCGCTACCGCAACTTCCTCAACGACATCCGAGTCATCTGCATGGCCATGCCTTCGTCTTTGGCCGCCAAGGTCAACCCGACGGACCCAACCCATGCCCAGAAAATCATTGAAGAGTGGAGGAACGATGTCCTGTTTAAGACTCTCAGGGCAAAGGGCGGAGAGTCATGATCGACCAGCTCGTAGCCTCAATGCGGGACGTGTTCAGCCCGCCGGATGTGCGCCAACCGTGGGAGTGGGCAGAGGACGAGATCGTCTTGTCCCGCCGGCAGACTGAAAGCATCGGCCCGTATTCGACCCTGCTCACGCCATACGTCCGCGAGCCGCTGGAGTGTTTCAGTGATCCAAGGGTGACGGACCTCGCGCTCTGCTTTGGATCTCAGACCAGCAAGACCACGATCCTGATGGTCGGCGCTGCCTGGCGAATGTCGAACGATCCGGCGCCGACGATCTGGGTGATGCCAACGGAGCACCTATGCCGCAGCTTCAGTGAGAACCGATGGCAACCAATGGTGGAGGACTGCTCTGTCCTTCGTTCTCTGAAGCCGCAAAACCCGCACAGGTTCAAGGCTCTTGAGCAACAATTCCGCGACGCCACGCTTACATTCATTGGCTCCAACTCACCGGCCAACCTAGCCAGCCGCCCGGCGGGACTGCTCATCATGGACGAGACTGACAAGTTCGCCGCGGCCACCGAGCGCGAGTCGTCGGCCGTCGCCCTGGCTGAGAACCGAACCAAGAGCTACACCAACGCCCTGCGCGTGAAGGCCAGCACGCCCACTGTGCCGGACGGTGAAATCTGGTCTGCCTTCATGGCCGGAGACCAGCGGTATTACTTCGTGCCGTGCCCGCACTGCGGCGAGAAGCAACGCCTTGAGTTTACGCAAGTGCGCTGGGACAAGGACGCCAAGATCGACGGCAAGTGGAACGAGGACGCGGTCAGGCGCTCGGCTCACTACGAATGCATCGGCTGCCAGGGAAAGATCACCGACGGCTACAAGACGCGGATGCTCCGCGAGGGCGAGTGGAGGCCAACGAACCCGGCGGCATCGTCTGGCCGTCGCAGCTACCACCTCAACAGTCTTTATGCGCCGTGGCGCTCCTGCGGCTTTGGCGAGCTGGCCGTCAAGTTCCTGCAAGCCAAGGACACGCCGGCCGACCTGCAAGACTTCAACAACTCGACGCTCTCCATCCCATACGCTCCCATTGATGTGAACGTGAAGGAAGAGAAGGTGCGAGACTGCCGAGATCCGCACTGCGCCTGGCAACAAGTGCCAGACAACGCCAGCGGAGACAGCTTGGCCTTCCTGTTCCTTGGAGCAGATCCAGGGCAGCACCAGACGCACTGGGTGGTGTCGGCCGTCAGCACGACAGGCGAGATCACGCCTATCGACGCAGGGACGGTTCTCTCTCCAGAGGATCTTGTGAATTTCGTCCAGCCAGACAACCCTGCTCGGCTCACATACAAGGACGCGGCCGGCAACGAATACAACGTCAACCGTGGGCTGGTGGACTCCGGATACCTGACCGAGCGCGTCTACAACGTCTGCTACTCAACGGCACCGGTGCTGTGGCCGAGCAAGGGCAGTGACGCCGCGTTCGGAAAAGATCCGGTGCGATATACGCGGCTGCAATATCCGGCTGGGCTTGGCCTCTATACCTACATCGATAACGACATCAAGACGGAATTCTACGACTGGCGCATCAACCGCCGCCGCGCTCCGCTCTTTCGTTTGCCGATGGACGCACCCGAGGCTTTGATGACGGGACTCAGTGGCCAACAACTCATCACCAAGCGCACCGCGGGCGGAACATCGCAGCAGTGGAAGAAGCTACCGAATGACCACTACGGCGACTGTGTGAAGTTGGCCTATGTCGGCTGGCAAATTCTGAAGGATAATTTCAACCGTCAGGATGAGGGACAACCTTTGACAGACACGCAAGAGCAATGACCTCCGAGTTAGCCGGCATCCGGAAATACCTAAAACGCACCAAGTCTTTGGCATCGCTTCAGACTATGGCTGACGAACTATATGTCCTGGCTGACTCGGAGGTCGTCATCACGAGTACTGGCTTTGAGGGCGGCAGCGCCAGCGGGCAGGCCCGCACCTACTCGAAGGCCGAGATCCTCAACGTGGTGGAGGACTTGATCAACGAGCTTTCGCCTCCGGCCGAAGCCCAGCAAGTGAGCGGCGCTGGAATGGTCTACTCCGACTGGTCAGGCGTCTACGCCCGCCTCTAGTCTTTGACACTTCGGCCCGTGCGTGGCCGAAATCAAAGGGAAATCAAATCGCGGCGGCGCTCGTCCAGGCGCTGGTCGTCCGCGGAAAGAAGTAGCGCAGAACCTAGCCTACGAGGCCGCCGAGCTTTACCAGCCCGGGCGCACGCTTCTCTACCTTCCGTCCACCGAGCCGCGCTCCGAGTTCGGGGCGATGACCCGCGTTCAGATAATGAAAAAGGCGCGCTGGCTCTACAACAACGTGGGCTTGGCGGCCCGTGCCGTGGACGGTGTGGCGCGCTATGTCGTCGGCACCGGAATCATCCCGCAAGCCAGAACCACAGACGGCGAGTGGAACAAGCGCACCGAGGCGTTGTTTGAGGACGCCTGCGGCCGCGAGGCGTTTGGGTTCGATGTCGCAGGGCAGTTCAATTTTTACGAGGCGCAATCGGCCATCGTCCGACACGTTGCCATTGACGGCGATTTCTTTGGCCAGCTCATGCGCTCCAACAGTGGCCGCGCCATGATGCGGTTCATGGGAGGAGAGAAAGTCGGCAACGCCGGGCTGTCTCCGCTTCCGCAGGACGAGTGGCACGACGGCGTCCGCACGGACCAATACGGCAAACCGACTCAGTTTCGAGTACTGACAAACCCAGACGGCAAGAGCTTCACCGACGTTTCGTCCGACGACATGCTCCATTTCCGTCGGCCCGTGCGCGTCGGCTACACACGCAGCCCGAGCTGGCTGTCGAGGGCGGCGCTGCACCTGCACGACATGGCCGACATCATCGCCTTTACCAAGCAGACTTTCAAACTGGCCAGCCAGCCAGCCTTCATTATTGAAAGCCCGGACGCCGGGCAGATTGGCATGGGCGCCGCGCTCAAGCGCGTGGACGGTGTGGCCGGTGGGTCGGTAACTCTCGACAAGCTCTACGCTTCGAGCGGCGTTGTTCAGCTTCCGCCTGGCAGCAAACTTCAGCAGTTCAAGAACGAGCACCCTGGGGCCAACTTCCAGTCGTTCCTTGACTACCTCGCCCGCGACATATCATGGGGTATCGGCCTTTCGCCAGAGATGCTGTGGAGCATTGCCGGCATTGGCGGAGCCAACACCCGCTACGTCTTGGCCGACGCTCAAGTGTTTTTCAACGAATTGCAGGAGTGGCTGATCAACGGTTTCTGCCGTCGCTTCTACAAGTTCTGGGTGTGGCATGAGATCCAAGCCGGCCGCCTGCCCATGATTGAGGATTGGTGGCGTGTGGATTTCATCCCGCCAGCCCGAGTCACTGTAGACTTTGGCCGCGATACGGCGGCCCTACTCAACATTGTGCGCTCCGGATCGATGTCGCCGCGGCGCTTTGCAGAGATGCACGGCATGGACGAGGAGACGGAGGAGGATAGCGCCATCGCTACCGCGCTTCGCCGGAAGGAGAAATGCGAAGCCGCAGGACTTTCTGTGCTTGAGGTCTTCCCTCCGGCTCCAGGCTCACCGGCACCAGTTCAACCTTCGGGGTCGCAACCTGGCATCGACGCTTCCGGCGATACGTCAATGGACGACGACGCCGACGAAGCGGACGGCGGTTCGACTCCGCCCGACTCCACAGAAACAGAAGACACGACAGCCGCCGACCTTTGACACCCGCGAGGGTGCATGGCCGGAAAATGGTATGCGTTTAAAAAATCTGCCGACAAGAGCGGAGAGGCTGAGCTTTATCTCTACGACGAGATCGGTGCTTTCAGCGGGGTCGGGGTCAAGCAGTTCATTTCCGACCTCAAGACTTACGCCGGACAACACATCCACCTCCGAATCAATTCCCCTGGCGGAGAGATCATCGAAGGGGCGGCAATCTTCAATGCGCTGTCACGCCACGAAGGCGGACTGACGGTCCATATCGACGGCCTCGCCGCCTCGATGGCCAGCGTCATCGCAATGGCCGGCCGCCCGGTCTACATGGCCGACAACGCCTTGCTGATGATTCACAACCCGTGGTCGATGGCGATGGGCGAGTCGAGCGATCTACGGCAGACGGCCGACATCCTCGACACCATGAAGACAAATCTGGTGCGTGCCTACCAGAAGAAGACCGGAATGGATGAGGGCCAGATCAGCGACATGATGGACGCCGAGACGTGGATGGACGCGCTTGAGGCCGTCGCCCTCGGATTTGCTGACGCCATCGAGGAAGGCGTGCCAGCCGCCGCCAGCGCAAAACAAATGCGCTCACGGTTTGACAATTTTCAGAGGGCTATGACCGCGAAGAATTCGGAAGTAGCAGAGCAAGAGATCAGCCAGCCAACCGTCGAGCCGGTGGTCGAAGAGACCGTCGTCGAGATCGAGGCGGAGGTTACCGAGGTTCCTGCCGCGGTTGAATCTGAAGTGAAGGAAGCGCAGGCCGCTGCTGGTTCTGAAGACTTTCTCGCCAAGATTGGCGACCTGACCAAAGAGGTCGCTGCGCTGAAAGCGGAACTGGCGCAAGCCAACGAAAAAGTGACTTCGCTTGAGAAGGCCGGCGGCCTGATGCCTGCCGACGTTGTGCCGGCTGTCGCCGCCACCGACGCACCCTTCGATCCCGTCACCGCCTTCAACGAGGCAGCCGCCCGCAAAGACAGCGCCGAGATGGCAAAACTTTTGGCAGCTCACCGAGCCACGCTCTGGGCCGCCCGCGAAAATTTCCGGGGCAACTAAGCCACGGCAAAACCAAAACAACAAAACTACCCAGCAAATAATATGGCAAACGTCTACGACAGCGCCTTAACGGTAGCGACGATCAGCCAACAGGCTCAGACTGTTTTGGCAAACCGCCTCGCCCCGCTTCGGCTTTTCACTACGGATTTCAGTAACGAAATCCGCTATCCTAAGTCCACCATCCAAGTGCCCGTTGTGTCCGCCACCGCGGCAACTTCGGTGAACCCCACCAACTTCGAGCCTGGCTCAAGCGTGACCATCGGCAAAGCCACAGTCACACTTGACCACGTTGTGCAGTTCTTCGCCATCGATCAGGCGGATCTGGCCAGCGGCAAGCGCCTGGAGAACCTGGTCAAGATCAACTTGGACGCTTTGGCGCTCAAGATCTGGTCGCTGGCAATTACTCCGGTGACGACCGTCAACTTCGGAGCAGCCGTTGTGACCGCGACAACCATCACCCCTGGCTCTGGCCACTTGGCCACCCTGTGGTCGAGCGTGTCGAAGTCGCAGCAGAAAGGCCTGGTCACGACCAGCACCATCTACTCGGCGCTCATCCCAACGCTGACAACCTCGATCTCTTTGGATCAGGGTGCCTACGGTTTCGAGAACGGCGTGTTCTACGCCAACTCATTCACCGGAGCGGTCGCCAGCCTGCGAGGATTCGCGTGCTCGAAGGAGGCCATCGCGGTCGCCTCGGCCATGCCGAACATCGATCCCGCAGTCAGCTCGCGATACCAAGTCAGCGAGAGCGTGACTCTGGACGACCTCGGCATGACGGTTGCCTACAACATCTGGGGCAGCACCACAAACCGCCAGGTCAACGCCTCCATCGAGGTCATGTTTGGAGCCGCCGCAGCCGTCACAACCGACACGATGGCGCTCATCATCTAGTTCGTGTGTTCACCTCCCGGCGGTTGAGTGGCCCGCCGGGAGTTCCAATTAGGCTTAACAGCCAAGGGGTCGCGCTTCCACTCGGCGCGGCCCTTTCTTTTTATGCCAAAAGTCCATTTGGGAATTATCAGTGGGAATGAAGAGGACAACATCGTCCGGTTCCTTGACTCGTTTCAGCAGCATGTAGACACGGTATCCGTCGTCCGCGCCATAGGAAACCAGACGCCAGACAAGACGCTAGAGATTGCCGAGGCCCGCGGGTGCCTTGTCGGTGAATACAAAAACGCCGACGGCAACGATTGGCCGCATGTGGACAACTTCGCGGCTGCCCGCAACCAGACATTCAGCATGGCGCCGGAAGGGACCGACTGGCTCATGTGGGCCGACTGTGACGACCTGCTCGCACCTTCGGCCGCCGAGGTGCTGGCCAAGGTCCGCAGCGGCGAGCTGGACGCCAAAGAGGCCATGTATGGGCCATACGTTGTCTCGGCCGGAGGAAGCTATGCCAGGCGCTGCCGCCTCGTCCATGCTTGCGTCTACGACAAATGGGTAAACTGCGTGCACGAGGACATCGAGGTAAAGCGCGACACGCACGCCTCGTGGTGCGCCGAGATGCAGATTTTCCACATGCCGGGAGTAAACAAGCGGGGATCGGTCGAGCGGAACAAGCGCATCCTTGAAAGCATCCCGCCCGAGGCGCGCACCGGCCGCGAGTGGTTCTTTCTGTTCCGCGAATGCGAGACGGCAGGCGACGTTCCGGGGTTGTTGCAAGCTGCCATCGTGGCCACCGGAAAAGACGACTTGGCCAAGGAGGAGAAGTTCCTAGCCTACCTTTCCATCGGTCGCTGGCTCAAGGACGTAGACGAGGCAGAACGCCCGCTCATCGAGGCGGTGCGCCTGATGCCGGCAAGGCGTGAAGGCTACGCTGAACTGGCCAAGCTGCACCTAGCCCGTGGAGATGCCGACAAAGCTGTTGCATGGGTGCTGTCAATGGAGAGCCACAACGACACCGACGAGGCAAGCTGGATACACGACGCCAGCATTTACGGGTGGCGAGCACACGACATCAAATGCGCCGCACTGGCTAAAGCCGGAAAGACAAAGGACGCGGCGGCCATACGCAAAGCGCACCGCAACCGCAACCGGCCGCGGATCGCCGTCGGCCATCCCACCTGCCGTCCGGAGCAGGCGATCAAGATGCGGGAAATGTATTTCGAGCGGGCCACGCATCCCGAGCTGGTGGACTACATCTTTGGCGTGAACGCCGGAGATCCGGAGGTGGTGGAAGGCGTGAAGCACTACCCGCACGCCGTGAGCGAGGCTGTGCCAGATGGCCACTCGTCGGCCGTGGCCAACTACAACGCCGCGGCCAAGGCGGCGGCCGAGTCGGCCAAGGTAGTGCTTATGGCGCAGGACGACTGCTACCCACCGCACGGCTGGGACGCTCAGATCATGCAGGTGATGGACTCGCGCAAGGGACAACCCACCGTGGCGCACCTCTTTGACGGCTTCCGCGAGGACGCCATCATGGTGCTGCCATGCTTCAACTGGTCGTATTGGGCAGGCCGCCAATGGCTCTTCAACCCAGAGTTCGACGGCTACTGGTCGGACACCGAATGGTCATGGCGTGCCTTCAAGGAGAACGTGGTCGTCGATGCCAGGCACATTCAGTTTTATCACGACCACCCGGCGTTCACCGCGGCCAAGTCGGACGCGGCCTACATGCGCCAGCAAAACCCAGAGGCCGAGCGCCGCGGGCGTGAAGTGTTTGAGCGCGTGGCGCCGGATGCCGTGGCGGCCGGGTGGTAGGCAACCTTTGACAGAGGCACAAGAGCAATGGACCGCGCCGGAATCACAGCCTTTGCAACAGCAATGGGTGAGAAAATCAAAGAGCTTTTCGGCTCGACGGTCACCATCGGCGGCACGTCCTACACGGCGGCCGTCTCCACCGGAGATCCGGATCTCAACCTTGAGGCCGGAGGCTTCCAGCAGCCGGTGGACTACGTCGTCCGCGTGCTCAAGAGCGATTTAGCGACAGCGCCGGCCGTCAAGACGCTGGTCGTCATCAACGCCAAGAACTACCGCGTGCTCTCGGTGCGGCAGTCATTCTCACCGCTTGCCCAGGAGTGGGTCATCGAGGTCGGCACGCCATGAACCCGTTGAGCGTCGAGAAGTGCATGGCGGCCTACATCCGCGGCGTCACCGGGATTTCCGGTGTCGTGGAGGTCCATGAGTCCATCAGCGCCGACGACATCGATCTCGATGCGTCAGCCATCGTGGCCGAGGCCGGAGACACGACGCATGCCACAGGGAACCTTTACCTGGTCAACGTCACGGTGAGCCTTCGTTCTCCTGCCACAAGCATCGCTCAGGCCACGCACTCAACCCGGTGGGGCCTGGTCTCCACCGCGCTGGCCAACCAAACAAACATGGCCGCCAGTTTCGCCAGCACCATTTCGACAGGCAATCTCGGCATCACCTTCAACGGGCGCTACGTCAAGAATCTGAGCGTCTCCACCAGCGACAGGTCATGGATCAACTCGGCCGACGTTACTGTCGGCGTATCCACAGTTTGACACCTTCCCAGACTCATCATGCCGAGCATTGGAATTACCCTGACTGACATTGCCGAGCCGAGCAACTCGACCACCGAGGAGTTCAGCAAGGAGCAGACCGTGGACACGGTCACGATCCGCGACAAAACAGGCGTGACGAAATACGCCACCAAGCTCGGCTACTACACAACCAACTTCACCCGCCGTGGGCGCGGAGCCGGCAGCCTGGCTGACGTTAGCGTAGGAGCCATTAGTGGAGGCACCGTGAAGATACTTTCCGTCAAGAACACCCAGACCGCCGACGACTTCCCGTCCTACGAGATAACAGGCGTTAGCAAAACCGACTTCTAATATGCCAAGCACCGTCACAGATATCGGCGTAACAAATTACTCCGAAACCCTCACCAACTCCGTGGAGATCACGAAGAGCGTGGAGGAGTTGCACATCGCCATGAAGGATGGCAAGTACGGCCAAGGAAAGGCGTTCGACCCAACCTTCGAGGTGAGCGTGTCTGGCCGAGGCGACCTGCCGACAATCACCATTGGCAGCTCTGCCAGCATCAGCGGCGTCTCGGGCGGCGTGTCCATCATCACCAATATTTCGCGCACTGAGAAGGCCGAGGACTACGCCGACTGGTCCTTCACCCTGAAGAACTGGCCGGGCGCTTCGTAATTTCATGCAAATAAGAGTGATCAAATCGCGGGCCGAGAACCCGCTGACAAGCGACGACACGGCTCTGGCCATCGCCGCTTTGACTTTTGGGTACAAACTCATCCCAAAGGACGAGGCCAAAAACTTCGAGGACTATGTCGAAGAGACAAAATCCGGAGCAATTCGCGAGACGTTCTGGGTCTTCAACGACTTAAGCTCGGCCACCATTGCCGGTGAGAGCGTGGCGCTCAAAGACTTCTGCGACCGCTGGAACGACCTGGAGTGGTGCAACTCTCACGATGAGTCGCCCATAGCCAACCTTCGGCACCAGCACGAAAACACGAAAATGTGGCGCGAGCATTTCCGCACCAACAAGCCCATGATCCAAATGCGTAAAGGGCAGAGGGTGCTCAAGATCCGCGCCGACGCCAGCGAAGCCGAGAAGGCAAAATGGCTAAAACTACTTTAACCGAGGACGCCTTCCTCGAGCCGAAGCTCAAGGAGATCGGAGACTTCAAGCTCCGGCCCTTTACCGTTGGATCGATACCGCTCTGCAAGCGCCTAGGGCTGACCCAGTTCACTGGCGACAAGCTCGACGGCCCAATGGACCAGGTGGAGCAACTCCGCCAGGTGTCTGGCTTTCTTTGGGCGCACTGCGAGCCGGTGGAGAAGATCCTCCGGACCATCCGCGACGCGGCCGCCCTCGAGGACGAACTGCTCCGCTACCAACTCACCATTCCGCTCTCCGTCCTTCCGGCCGTAATGGAGGAGATCCAGCGGGTAAGCGACATGACTGCGGCCGCGCAGGTCGAGATAATCGACAAGCCGAGCAGCTCGGCCAGCCAGGACTCACCACCGGGAAACTAATTGAGCCGGCGTGGATCGCGTCCTTCGCGTTCACGCTGGCGAGAGAGACAGGATGGGCCGAGGACTACATCATCTGGCACCTGCCTCTCGCACGACTCCTCCAGTACCAGCACTGCGCCCTGCGAGCCAACGACGTGTGGACCGTCCCGCCCGGGCCGCCGGCCACGGAAGTCTCCGACGCCTTCGACAGAGTGGCGGCTTTGACAGAGGCGTTTGAGACAGAATGAGCCGTCAAGCCACCAGCGTGACTATTGACCACGCCGCGTTCAACCGAGCGGCAGAGCGGATGATTGCGACCAGCAAAAAGAGCACCAAGCAAATCCTTGAGGAGCAGGGAAAAATTGTTGTCGTTGAGGCGGCCAAGATAACTCCTCCCAACAAAAACTTTAAGTGGAACAGGAAAGGTGGCGAGACGGCCGTCACCAATGACATCAACAAGATCCTAGTCGGTCTCACTCCTGCTCTCTACTCGGACTTCATGGAAATTTTTGGCGGGAAGGTGAACACGCGAGAATTGAGGCGTAAAGATGGGAGCGTCTATGTCTCAGACAACGACATAGCTGTATCAAACATCAAACAGTTTCACAGGTCACAACGTGGCAGGAACGGACGAGTGACAACAGCGGGACAGAAAGGAGACAAGAACATTGGACGTTCTAAGTCATTCACACGAGGAATCGTCACCAATTCACGCAAGGCCGCTTATATCAAGCAGGCCGTAAAGATGGTTGGCAAAATGGCAGCAGGATGGAAGGCAGCAGCTATGAAGTTAAACGGGAAGCTGCCAGCCTGGATTATGCGCCACAACACAGCCGGGGCAATTTCGTACAAGCAGACAGGCAGCAAGGGACTCTTAGAACTGTCTAACTCCGGCGTGTACGCACAGAAGAAGGGCAGCATCGAGCGTCGGCTGAATGCCGTGCTGAACAAGCGCGCCGGAGCGATTAACCGCCGAGTCGATTATTTTCTAAAGAAAAACTCCAAAGCCTGCGGCTTCGCTTAATATGGCAGCAACACTCACAGCCAAGCTCGGACTAGACGCCTCTGGATTTACGGCAACGCTGACTCGCGTCCAGAAGTCACTTGGAAAGATAGGCGCAATCGGAGTCCCGGCGGTTGCCGCTGGCTTTGCAGCCGCAGGCGCTGCTGCCGGAGCAATGGCCGTCGGAATTAAGAAGGCCATCGACATCGGCGGTGCTCTCTCCGAGTTGTCGGCCCGCACCGGGGTCGCGGCCGGCGACCTCCGCGTCCTGCAAATGGCCTTCGACAGGACAGGCGTCGGCGCCGAGAAGGTTGGCCCGGCCATCAACAAAATGCAGAAAGCCATCGTCGAGGCAGGGCAGGGCAGCAAAACGGCTCAGGACGCGCTAGGCAACCTCGGCCTGTCAGTCTCCCAGCTTTCGGCAATGTCTCCGGACCAGCAGTTCGCGGCCATCTCCAAGGCCATCGGCGGACTGTCCGATCCAGCGAAGCAAGCCACAGCAGCCATGCAGATTTTTGGAAAGAGCGGCGGCGAAATGCTCGCCCTCTTCCAAGACTCCGGCGCTTTGGGTGACGCGGCCCGTGCTATAGGCTCGCAGGCGGCGCTCCTCACCAAGAACGCCAACATGTTTGACCGGGCGAGCGACATCCTCAACACGGTTGGCTCCAAGCTGGAAGGGTTCTTTGTCGGGGTGGCGGACAAGGTTGTTCCAGCCCTGATGCCGCTGCTTGAGAAAATAGACGGCCTAGACTTCGCGGCGATAGGGCAAGGTATTGGCGACGCAATAAGTTTTGGCCTGTCAGCACTAACTGGTGGCGACTTTGGGTCTATTGTGTGGGCGCAACTCAAGGTGGCGGCGCTGAACTTTACCAACCTTGTCTACCGCGGCTTGCAGGGTTCACTGGCGTTCTTGAGCCAATACTTCTCAGGCTACCTGCCAACTGTTCTTGGGGCCGCTTTGAAAGACCTGTTTGGAGGAGTAACTGGATTTTTGTCGGGAGCATTAAATGGTAACGCATTTGGCCAGCTAGGGGATATTATTGCCAACTCTTTTGTGTACGCAACGCTGCGCTGGCAAGTTGCGTTGTTTGATACAATCAAAGCGGCAATGGGGTTGTACTCGCAACTGTTTTCTATGGCAAGTGGCATCGGCACCAAGAATCTTTCTGGCGCCCTTTCAAAGCTCATTAGTTTTTTCGCAAGCGACCTAGGGCAGGCAATACAGAACCCGATGGCCTACATATCTGGAAAGCTGTCTTCATCTTTTGCAAAAGTAGCTGTGACCACTGCACAAGAATACCAGACAGCATGGGACGCAAGCACCGGAAACATAATCGAAAAGGCTTATGCAGGAGTCAGTGGCGCGGCAGAAGCGGCAAGGCAAAATGTAGCAACATCAAGTGGTGCTCTTGCTTCAACATTGAGCGGAGCCTCAAATCAAGCCAGTTTTACAGGGACATTAGAAGCTGTGGCTTCAGAAGGCAGCAAGCTAGCATCAGCATTTTCAGAGGCATCCAAAAATGCTGGTGACATTGTAGATGTGTCGGGAGCTTCTTCAGAATTGGACGCGCTGATCACAAAGGTAAATACACGAGCCGAGGCAACAGCAGCACAAACTAGGGCGCAATTTACTGGAACCAAGACGGCTATTCCAGATATGGCCGACACAACCGAAACCACAGGCAAGGTCAACCAAGGCGTCATCGCGCAAAGCCTGCAAGCCGTCGGGGGTGGTGGATTGTTCTCACGCTTTAGCGACGCCAGCAACCCGGCACAGGCTCAACTCCGCGAGTCTCAGAAGCAGACGGGACTACTTCAAAAAATAGCCGAGAAGCTCGCACCCACACAACAGCCACTGATGGCTTACTGATAATATGGCCCAATACGAAACAATCGGAAAACGGTATAGCCTAGGCGCCGACGGCAAACTGCAGGTGCAGATACCGATCAGCGTCACTGACGACACTGCTATAACTGAGCCAACCCCTCCGACCGGAACTAAGCTTGTGTCGTATGAATACACGATCCGCGCAGATGGAGGACGTGACTACATTCTTGTCTACGAAAAGGGTGGAAGCTCTACACAGAAAGCACAGGTACAAGTTCAGGGGCAGGCTTCTCAGGAACCTGTCGAGACTCACCCTAAATTTAACGGGCTGACAGGATACGGAACCGTGAGCAACACCGACCTGGCCGCCATAAAAGCTGCGCTCAACGATGGCTCAACACCAGTTTTTACCGGCACAGGGTTGGACCTCACAGCAGCTCAAGACCTTTACAGCATCATGCTTAAGGGCGTGACAAGCTACTACACTCCCAGCGGAATCACTTATTCGGAAACCACCGACGAGACGACAAAGCCAAGCTTGGCTGATTTGTGCAAGGTTCAGACTGCGCCGACGGACGCTCCGACGCTCGCTACCAACCAGAACTGGCTGTTCTTTTCTATCCGCGCCGAGAAAATTTACGACCCAATCACCAACACGCCGATTTGGCGTACATCAAAAGAGTGGATCGCCTCCGGCCCTCGAGGTTGGAACGCTGACTACGACTTGTATGGGACCTAACATATGGGCAACGGCATACACACGTTCTCGCCTCGGCTTCCTCTTGACCGGCAGCTAAACGCCGGCAACCTCAACCGCATCGTCCGCGAGCTGGACAGCCTGGCCATACGCAAGGTTGTAGGAGGATCATTTCGTAAAACTCCAGGAGGCACCGAGCTTGTTGTAGGAAAATCGTCTGGGAGCAGTGTTGCGACACAACCGTGGGATCTCTTTGCAATCAAAGATCCAGATCCGGCTACTACCTACAAGATCGGAGTTCGCCCAGGTCAACTCAATGGAATCCTTCCGAGCAACTGGACGATCAGACAGACATGTGCTGGCACTGGGGTCTTCTACGCGAAGGCCGTCATCACCACGGACGGCACGGCCGTGACGGCTGTCACCATCGAGATCGACTCCACGCCGCCGACGGTCCAGACACCGCAGGTCTTTGGGCTGCAAACAACCATCAAATACCTGTTCGGCTTGTTTTCCGAGGGACAGGTCTACCGAGTCATCGGGGCCGGCCATATCTCGCTGAACCCTAGCGTATGGATGACCAAAGAGAAGGCGGCCGCCGTTGCTCCAGGCGAGTTGCCCTGGCAGCAATACTACCAACTTGAATCGTGATCTCGTGGAGAACAACGGTAGCGCCAGCCACGTCTTTCATATTCTCGTCATTTTTGGGGACGAACCAGTCTGAATCTGAAGTACCAGTCACCGACGGAGCCTACTCGGCAGACACGTTTTATTATTATTATTGGACGTATCACACAAACAACTGGTCAGCAACAACGGAGGTGTCGTCTGGTGACGTAGGAAGGACGCAATCATTCTGGTACACGGAATACGCAGGAAGCACAACAACAACAGGGTCATCAGTTGACTCAGGGCTGATTGATACAGGATCAACGTCAACAACCTATGTGCGAACAGAGACGAGAAACGTAGAAACCAGCACTACTCAAACCGCTTCTTCGTCGGTAAAGAATACCACGACAGAGTCAACGACTCGCACCCAATGGACGACCTCGTCCTCTTCTTCAACTTTCACAACGCGAGTCAGGTCGTCTTCATCAAACGTCAACACAACATCGTCAGTTCGCCTATTTGGCTTTACCTCCACCTCAAGCACCGGAACTAGGCTTACGACTTCTTCTGGATCAACCGTCAGAACAAATACGATATCGACCACCGCAACTTCCACCGAATCCGACCCAGGTTTTTATGCGACAGTCTATCAAGCGGTCGGCAACGAGGTAATATGGGCGGCGTCTGCTTCGGCCGGTTCGACGGCAATCGGATCGTTTAAGCCGGCATCGTCCATTGGGTCCAGTGCCACGCGCACTACGGTAATGCCAAACACGCTAACAACGATACTTAGCCAAGTTGAATCATCATCTTTTACCGAGACAACACAGACAGAAGTGTCTTCTGTGTTTACATACGAGGTACCATCGACAACACAGTCCACACAAACTGTTGTTGTTGATGGTGAGTTCACCAAACTGCCGGCAGAAACCACAACGGAGACACTTGCTAAAGCGACGAAAACAAACAGCCAATCAAGTGTAACGCTTGTCCAAAGTAGCGCATTTTCATCCGGAGACTCTGCGTATGGCTTCTACACGGTCACAAGCAGTGCGACCGTATCTTCTTTCTACACGCTGTCAGGAGCGGCATCAGGGCTTCTTACTTTAAGTGCCTTGACTAGCTTTACTGGGACAACGTCCGTCACATCAACGGCTCCGTTTGCGACATATGCCGTCACAAGCACAAGCGAGACGTCGGAAAGGTACTCGTTTGCACGCACCTACATAAGTGCCAACAGCGTCACAACATTCGATACTAGGGAACATGGAGTGACGACAGCTATGGCCACCGGCCCAATAAACTGGGTAATCGCTCCGTCAGGAGTCTGGGGCGGAAGCTCAGTTGGTGTCTATTACTCGGCGTCCGTGTCCATGAGCCTCATGGACGAGATGTCTGTAAAGCATAGCCGCGGGATCGTTACTGCATGGCCGAGCGTCTATCTTGCCGAGCGCGGCGGAGGCTCGACGACCGGCACGCTTACGTTGAGCGGGCTGAACGCCACCTACCGCTTCGGCACGGATACATCCACTCGGACTATGTCTCTGACGCAAGCGGGGACACCGCAGACCACGACCGTCGCAAGCAATTCATCCGTGCAGGGCGGAGTGTTGGGAGATTTGGAGACCAAGTGGGAGTGGACACCAGCAGGAGCCTACCGCGTTTACGCCGGGACAGGCACCTCGACCATGTCCACAACCGGCGGGTGGAGCAGTTTCTCCGGCTCCAAGACCACACGGTTCTTAGAGCCGCTTTCCTACATCGTTGCAGGGACAGGCGACGCCATATGGACCGCCCAGCGCAACAGCACGACATATCCGGCGTCTTGACAGGCGTGACCTGTCTGAGTGGTAGCCATCTGTACATACGCGACGCGGAGTTACTTTCACGCCTGGCCGCAGTTTCTAAGGCGCATCGCCGCGGCCGCCGGCCACCATGCCGAGGCTCACTTTATCCTAGCCACGGACCAGTCGGAGGAAGCCAAGGCCGCCATTGAGGTGGCGCGGCACGAGCTGCCCGACGGATGGCGCATCGCCAGCATCAACTTGCCGCTCGAGGACGGCGGCGTTGAGGGCAAGGACTACAAGGAGTCGGCCCAGATGCGGATCGCGGCCTTGCAGGGTGCGGCCTTCGCCCTGGCTAGGAAGATCCGCGCCACGGCCGTCTGGTCCGTGGAGGCCGACAACCTCGTGCCGGCCGACTCGCTCAGGGTGGCCGAGTGGGCGCTGGCCATGCCGCAGGCGGACGGGTCGCCGTATTACGATGTGGCAGCGGTAACATACCCTAACGGTCTGTTCCTAGGAGGCTTCGGTTCGCCACAGCACGCCATTGCCGAGGACTTCACCGAGGCCGAAAGGACATTGCCACCAAGGCTCACCGTGGCGCTCCAAGCCTGCCGTGATCGGCTTAAAAACTGCAAGGATGCCAAGTCAGGCGAGAAGGAAGGCAAGCGCATGGGCCGCCTCCTCGAGCGAGTGAAGAAGTGCCCGCCGAATGGCAACATCTGGGAGGTCACGGCCAAGCATGGCTGGCGGCGCCGAGGCTGGATGGACTTTGCCTATCCTGGCATTGGCCGTGGAGCCATCGTCCCGTCCGATTGGTGCGGCCTCGGCTGCACGCTGCTGTCTGCCAAGGCTCTGGCGCTGGCAACGTTTGAGGGCTACGACGGACGCGGCACGCAGGATCTGTACCTATGCTGGCACCGCTGGCACCCGGCTGGCCTGCGGATCGCGTGCATACCACACACCGTGGCAGACCATGTGAAAAGGGACACCAAAGGCGAGATGGTCCACCACGTCGCCTACCATGAGCAGGAGGGCGAGCACCGCGGGCACCTCCGCCAGCGCCAACAACCGTGGATGCCATGCTAAAGCAGCTCACAACACACCTAGACGAGCGCGGCCGACTGACGGAGATCTTCCGCGGCAGCGACGACGGGCATGGATTTGGACAGGCCTACATCACCGCGGCCTCGGCTGGTGTCGTGAAAGCCTGGCACCGGCACCGTAAACAATGGGACCGGTGGTATTGCGTGGCGGGCGCCGCCAAGGTCGGCCTGTTTGATGAGGCTACGGGAGAGGGCAAGACGGTTATCCTGGCCGCTGACACTCCACAGCTTTTGACCATTCCCGCAGGAATATGGCACGGCTTCACGCCATGCCACGGCCACCGCGAGGCGGCCATACTAAACATCCCAAGCGCGGAATATGACGCCTCCGACCCTGACGAGGAAAGGGTCGGCCCGGAGCATTTCCCGTTCCGGTGGGAAATATGTAGCCGTTGAACCTTTGACAAAGCGGACAGAACCAATGAGCAGCCTGCATGTGTCGCCTCTTTTGGGCATCACTACTTCAATTTCCTCGGTGATCGTTAGCCTGTTGCCTTGGCTAGAGACCGGGCTGCGTGTGAGCGTGTTGTTAGTGGGCTTGGTTGCCGGTGTCCTAAGCCTTCAAAGCCAGTGGAGGAACCGGAGGAAGTAACATGGCTGCTGCAACCGTCAATCTCACCATCGAGCAGGGTGCCACATGGAGCCAGAGCATCCAGTGGAAGACTGGCTCTCCTGCCACCGCCGTCAACCTCACGGGCTACACGGCCAGAATGCAGCTCCGGCCTGTTGTCACCAGCGGCACCGTGGCGCTGTCGCTGACTTCGCCGTCAAGCGGCATTGCCATCACCACCGCCACGGGCACGTTCACGCTTTCTGCCACAGCCACCACAACGGCCGCGCTTACCGCCGGACGCTATGTCTACGACCTAGAGGCCGTCAGCTCGGGCGGCCAAGTCACACGGGTGTGCGAAGGCGTGGTGACGGTTTCCGCGGAGGTGACCAGGTAATATGGCTGACACTATTGTAGTCGTGACCGAGGTGCCTGTGACCGTTGAAGTCTCCGGCCCACAAGGCCCACAAGGCACAGCCGGCCAAGGCGTCGCCACCGGTGGCACCACGGGACAAGTGCTCAAGAAGCGAAGCGGCACCGATTACGATACGGAGTGGGGCGCAGCGGCCTCCGGCAGCGGCACAGTCACATCGCTCGCCCTGGCAGGCACCGGCCTTTCCATCACCGGCTCGCCAGTCACGACGAGCGGCACGATCCTGGCCAATGTTTCCTACGGCACGACCGCAGGCACGAGCACAGAGGGCAACGATGCGCGGATTGCGACGATTGGCAGCGCGACGATAAACACCTCCAACATCGGAGGAGTGATAAACCTAAGTGACGAAGGCGGAAGCATCATTGCTACAGGGGTTGGCAGCGGTTCTATAAATTTAAGTGGAGCAACTGGAGGCTCTTCATTTATTGCCGCTGGTGGGTCAATCCTAGCCAATGCTGGATACGGATTTGCTGACGGAAACGCTGGTGCTGGAGGAACTCTTGATATGCGTGGCGAAAACGCCACAGAGGAGATTGATGGACGGGATGCAGGAAGCATATCAACACGCGGAACTGGCTCCATTGGATTAGGCTACAGCGGAACCCGGACCACGCTCGTCGGCTCGGCGGCCACCACGGACAAGACGGTCACGCTGCCAAACGCCACAGGCACTGTGGCGCTCACTCAACAGGCCACCGACATTGAAATAACCGACCCAACGAAAGGATACATTTTGAACTCTGCAACAAAACGCTGGCGTCTCACCATTGACGATAATGGAGTGCTACTCCGCACTGCGCTGACACTTCTGTTCTCGCTGTCTTTCATGTGCGGAGCGCAGGCACAGGTGCGCGATCTTGTCTATGGCACGAACAACGTAGTTATTGGCCCTACGAATACCAATGCGTTGAGTTTCACCAACTCCGTGGCGTTCAGCAATCCGCTGACGTTTGGAACAAATGCTGCCACAACCCGCACCAATCTCGGCGTGACCGTGGCCAGCAACCTCCCCGCGCCTTACTCTGGTGCAGCCGCAACCAACAGCCTGCTAGTTGCCGATGGTTCTGGCAGCAGCGCGTTTGTTTCTACAATTCCAAAACTCACCATTGCCAGCGGGACAATCACCAACACCAACCCTGCGCTGACAATTTCGCAGACTTGGAGCAATAGCGCGATTACGTTTACTGGGCTGCTGGTCAATATAACAAACACTAATAGTGCGGTGGCTTCGTTGCTTGCGGATTTTCAAGTTGGCGGAACGTCTATGTTTCGGATCGGCAGAGATGGATCTCTAAACGGGCCATTGGCTGCTAACCTATCTATTTTAGCACGAGGAACTACTGCTGCGTCATTTGATGCGAACAAT